ATGAAAAAATAAAAAACTGGATTAAATCATTAGACATTCCTTGGATGATTAACTTATGTGTAGATGCGCAAATTATGATCACAGCGAATATTAATCAAGATAATGAAATAATTAATGGTACTCGTGGTATAATAATTGATGTATTAAAAGGTACTGTTATAATAAAAACTATAACAAATAAATTGGTAACAATTAATTATCATAAATGTATTTATAGTGAAGATAATGATATATATTTTAATTATATGCCAATTAAATTAGCATATGCGATATCAATTCATAAATCACAAGGTATAACATTAGATGCTGCTGAAATAAGTATAGGAAAAGATATTTTTGCGGCTGGCCAAGCGTATACTGCATTATCTCGAACTAAAAATTTAAATAGTATTATTATTAAAGATATAGATAAACAAAGTTTTATAATAAAAGACTCAGTATTTAAATTTTATATTAACATTGATCCAAAATTAAAAAAATTTATAGAAAAAAATTAATATTGACAAAATATCTGTAATATTTTGTCAAAATCTAATAAAGAAATTGATAATGTTATTTTATTATTTTTTTATTTTTTTTTCTGTAAATTTATAAAATGAACCAGTATATGATTTAAAGGAAAAATCTTTTAAATTTGAATTTTTAGAAAGTAACATTAACATACTATCTAATGTATCAACAGTAAGATTTCCGCATCCTATATATTTATTATTTTTACAGTATAATTTACAATATAATACATTTGCTTGAACTTCATTATTTACGAATTCAATTAAATCTTTTTTTACTTGATTATAATCTGATGTATCATTGGTATTTAATCCTTTAATTGTAAAGAAAATTTTATAATAACTAAAATTTACTAGTAAATTTGATTTTTTTTTTAAATTAATTAAAGCAGATAATGCATCTGGTGGTGTATCAAAAATTAAAAATACTAAATTATTTAATTTAGTATGAGCTACTTTAATTTTAACTAGACCTTTATAGTTATTAAATAAAGACTCATTTAATTCATTATTATCTTTAGATTTTACAACTAGAGTACGCCCAATTTTCTTTACAAGCCTTTTTTTAGGGATATATTTTTCGGGTTGATTCAAAGTATTTATTGGTTTCGAATTATCATGTTGTTCCTCTGAAGTTGGATCAAATTGTTCTTCTAAATGTTCGTCTGAAAAATCTTCTGATACATGATCCGTTTGGTCTTCTGAATTATGATAAACATCTGTATTTTCACCAATATCAGTATTTGACATTTATACAAATTATATAAATTATATCCTTAAATCAAATCGTGAATTTCTTTAAATTATCCAATTATCAAAATCTAATGAAATTAATTTATAATAATCATAAAATAAATTATATAAATTAGGATAAGATTTAAGCCAATTAAAATAGTATGTAAAATCTTGTTTTTTTAATTTTATATATTTATTTTCGTAAATATCAAATTTAGAATTCAGATTGGCATAAACAACAAATTTTGTTAATAATTTAATACAATTTTTAAAATAATTAATATCTTTTAATATAATTATATTATCATTATCTGTTATTGCTAAAAAATAAATATCCCATATAATATTTAAATTATATTTATGCATATTAGAATATATAAATGTATTATTCAATTTATTAATGATTAATGTTAATTGATTAAATGTATCATCAATATGTTTTTTATATTGATTAATTAAACTTAATAATTCTGATATTAAATTACACCATATATTATCTATATATTTAAAGATTAATTGTGGTAAATACAAGACATCATATAGGGCATATTGTAATAAATTATTATTTAATTCTTGTTTAGAGCAATCTTTAAATTCATCTAAAGAACTATTAGTTTCAAAACTTTGTTTTGGAGCTAATTCTTGTATATTTATATGTATTAAATATATAGGACCCATATTCTCTTCAATTTTATCTAATTTATTTATTTGATTTTTTGTTATAATATTATTATGCAATAAAAAATCATAAATTGAACAACTTTTTTTAGGTTGGTAATTATTTAATAAATTAACATAATCGCAAATAATTTTTGTATCATAAAAATTTTTACAAAATTTATTAATATATGATTTTTTAACTAATAATTGATTAAAAATATAAGGAATATCTAATGATTCAGATCCATGTAATACTTTAATTATTTTCGGAACAGTTAATAATTTAAGCAAAATAGTATAATGTTTTTTTTTTAAATTAGGAGGATATAATATAAATATATATCCTATTTGTGCATCATTTTCAAGGTTTAATTGCATCAAAGCAATATCAATTTTTTCTTTTGATACTTTATTAAATTCAAAATCAATACCTAGAACATGTTTTTCATTACTATTTACTTTTTGATTAATAATAAATTTTTTGAAAAATTTAATCATAAATTTTTCTTTTTCAAAATTATCAACTATAAATATATGGTATTCTTTATTATTTAAGTTTTTATAAAATTCATCTTTCCCAAATAAAATTTTATTAGGTTTCATTAAATATAAGTAGATAAGTTTGTCAACTTATATTTATTTAATTGTAATCCAAAATTCATTTGCATAAATGTCTAAAATATTTTTTAAATTATGCGGATCAATCATATTATCTTTATATAAACCAAAAGATTGGAATTATATTAATAGATGTTTTATCTAATTTATAAATTTCATTACATAATATATTTCCATATATATTTGAATCTATTAAAGTTAAAGTAAAATATTTTCTAAAAATATATCTGAATTGGAATCTAATAATAATTTAATAAATATAAATTGACAATCTGGAAATAAATTTTATTTTTAAAAAGAATTCTTTGTTCAATAATTTGACTATATGTAGACAGTATAAGTATTTTGTGATTATTTAAACTAAGAGTCCGTGGATTATAAATATAATTATATATATTTACTACATTAGACCAAATAATATTTTTATTATTATAAATAGTATTGATAAAATAATAAGATGCATTATTAGATTGATTATAGAGTTTGTCACAACATTGTATTACAATTTTCAAAAGCTTCAAAGTATAATCGATAATATAATATTTTCATGTTTTGTTTAAAATTTATATTTTTGATAAAATTATTTTTTATATTAATCCGAATAAATTATTATCATTAAAATTATATTTAGTAATCTAGAGGTTTAACAGCTAAATATGGTCCAGATAATTTATCAATCTCATTATAATTCCTAATATTTGATGTATGAACATGATGTGATTTAATTTTTTTAGGACAATTAATAATTTTATATCCTAATATTTTACATAAATAACAAAATTTATTATTACAACTTGATTTACCAAATTCAAATTTAAATACATTATTATTATAATATATAATTACTATGAAATATCCAAGTATCTTAACTATCATATCTAGGACCATATATTTTATTATTTTCATATATTAATAAAACTATCATTATTTTTTCTTGATCTAATAAAGTATATCTAAATAAATATCACAATTTGCAAATACAATATATCCTTTCAATTCAAAAATATCTTTATATTCTAATCTTTTATTAAGATTAATCTGTATTATTTTATCAGTTACTTTTGTATTAGATAATTCACTGTCTGTATAAATTTTTTCATTTAATAAACATATTTTGATTTAAACAATATTTAATTTCTTTATTACATGCAAATTTTTGTGACAAAAAAATTGCATAATCAATATAATTTCATCAATATTTTTAAATTTTATGATATCTGATTTAGAATAAATAAACATTGAAATTATAATAATGTATTTATATAGGTTAAATTTATAAATCTTTAATTAATAAATTTAATTGAGTAGAATATTTTTCTATTTCTGTTTTATTCCAGGGATTTTTTGCATTTTTATTCCATTTAGTTATTGTATTCATTATTTCATTTTTTTTAAATTTAAAATGTTGTTTTATAATTTCTTCGAAACCTTGTGGTGGATGAATTAACATATCGATCATAGCTAATTTAATTGTATGAGGATATGTATCTTCGTTATATATATTTGATCTTTCTTTACCTTTAGATGTATGCATATCTTTTTCCCATCCAGGTTCATTAAAATATGGTTCTTCTACAAAAATTAAAGATTGAATTGAAATCATTACTTGTAAAAAAGTTGAAGTTTTAGGATTCCATTTTTCTTCTTCATGTCCACTCCATGTATTTAATAAAGACAAACATACTTTTCCTGTATTATATAAATTTGGATTAAAACGCACAGTATTACCTCCAGTTGTATATAATAATACTTGAGGGACTGTAGCTGGATAATCAACAGGAAAATGAGCATGAAATTCAAATAGTCCATTTTCATAAGGTGTATTATTTGGACCACTGATTAAAAATGTAAAGATATTATAATTATCTTTTGGAATTCGAACCCAAATTGATGATTCCCAATTTAATGGTAAACTAGATTTAAAACTTGATATTTCTGATAATATTCTAATAATAGCTTGTTGTGTAGGTTTATTAGATTTAAAATTAGAAAATTTATGATGATCTGATAATTCAAATATTCCAAATTGTAATTTCTTCATAATTTTACAATATTCAAGTTTGATATCATCATCTATCAAATTATTCTCTTCGGAATTGATATAATTTTGTGTAGAAGAAATAAATTTATTATAATAAAATTCTGCTATACAATGTAAATGTAATAAAAATATATTATGAGCGTAAGTTTGTGAATTTTTTATTAGTATATCTAATTCTTCATATAAATTAGAAAGATAATTACCTAAGGTAATTAAAAATAAGTTATCTGTACTGATATTACAAATTTCTAACATATTAAAAATATGACTATACATTTCTTTATTATTTTCAATTTCTAATAAGTTAATACCATTAATTTGATTTTTAAAAAATGCTAATAATAATTTTTTAATATTATCATCTTTATTAAATTCAAAGCTATTATCTTTTATATATTCAATAATATTTTTTAAAATACTAATGATTTCTTTTTTTTGATTATCTTGATTTTCTAAATATATATTACTATTCAAATTAGTAGTGTCATCGGTACCGTAACCTGTACCTTCTTTCCAATATTTCTTAATTCTATTAAAATCTTTAAATTTTGGAATATCAATTTTTAGTAGAATTTTATGTAATACATCATTTTTTGTGATACTTAATAATTTTATAATTTCATAATATAATTTATTGAATGCAAAATCTTGCTTATTTAATTCATGTTCTTCTAATATATATTTATAGCCGATAATTTCAAATTGTTGAGCAATATTCAAAATAATATATTCTAAGGTAATTGTAGAATTC